ACGTTTTGGATAAGATTTCTGGATTAGCAGGGCAATGGATGATGAATTCAGGTGGAAGTGATTCGGGTAGTTCTGGTGGTGGTAGTTATATGAATTCAAACCCGAATTTGAATCTTGACAGGTGGTGGCAATAATTGGACGCAAAAAACTGTCCCGAATGCGGATGTCAAATAATTCCTCAATTCTGGGGCGGGAACGATTGGCGGTATGTCTGTAGTAATTGCGGATACTGTAGAATAGAAAAGGAGCGTATTTATGGCAAGTATGGCGGAAATGCTGCAAACAGCAATGACACAAGCGGAGTTAACACGCAAGAGTAATCCGCTGGCAAACAATATAATGTCAGCGTTAGGCGGCATGGAAAAAGGATACAATCAACGTCTTGAGAGAGAAGAGAAAGCTCCTGACCGAGAACTCAAAATGCTTGAGATAATTGAAAAGAAAATCAAAATGGAACGGGAAAAAGCTGAATGGGAAAACCGTGTCAAAGAATACGACGAGTTCCGTAAACAATACTGGGGAGAAATAGGAGCAGAAGACTTAGGCGCAATGGGTGTTGTCGGTAAGAACGGTCAAATAAACAACAGTCCTTCTGGTAAAATCAATAAATTTATTGATGACCGCATGACAAGAAGTATGTCAATGCAAGACGGTAAAGTCAAGTATGAAATAGAGCCAACCAGAAAACTTGATACTGGCGCTTCTACGTCTAAAAAAGAATTTACTGATTTTAAGAAAGCTGAAAGTCTAAGAAAACAAGCAAAAGAAGGCAGGGAAAATTATTATAGAAATCTCCCGTTTATGGATGAAGAAAAAAGAAAACAAGCTCAAAAAGATGAAATGATGTATCAAGAAATGGTACGCCGCGCAAATGTTTTACAAGGAATTGTTGTACCCGAAGATTCATGGCTTGAAGATACGACGCCGGTAACTGATAAAAAAGGCGGTGGATTCGGTAAAATATTCGGTACTTTATGGAATAACATAAAACTTAAATTCAGCGGGCTTCCGCCGGAAATTCGAGACAATGTAAAGAAACTTAAAAACGCTGGAGCAAAACCCGAAGAAATCAAAAAATATATTAAAGATGAGGGATATTAAATATGGGAAATCCGATATTAGAAAAATATGGGATTACGAGCACATTAGAAAAACCTAAGAAGAAAATAAACCCTATATTCGAGAAATACGGTATTACGCCGGTTGGACTGATACAGGAAGAACAAGATATTGATACAGATATAAAACTTTCTGGAGATTTAACACCAGGAACTGTTGATTATAGGCGAATGGATGAACCGATACCAGAAGCAGAGAAAAAAATGCAAGCTGGCGATGAAATGATTTGGAATAAGGCAGAAGAATTATATGGTACGCCGGTAAGAAAATCTATCGAGGGCTGGAAAATGATTGTTGATAAAATTCCTGACCCTGAAAGCAAAAGCGCTGTAATGAATACGATTATCGGATTACCTAAAACAGCTCTTGATATTGGAACAACTTACGCCGCATTACACGCAGACCCTATATTTATAACATCAGTTGGTGTTCCTGTCATGATTAAAGCTCTAAAAAATACAAATTTATGGCGGACAATGACAATAAAAGAACGGGCTCTCGCTACTTCTGCGAACAATCCCGCAGATTTGAATACATTAATTAAACGTTCATATATAAGTAAATTAAAGACAAACCCTGCGTTTTATCAGGAAGAACTAATGAAACGGGGTGGCGGCATTGAAAAAACACCTATACAAGAATCAATTGCAAAACCCAAAATTAACCCCATTTTTACCAAATATGGTATAAAGCCCACGGAACCCATAGCTACACCCCTTGTAGAACCGCCGCAAACCCCTCTAAAATCGATTATCCCACCCCAAAAGGTATCAACACCCCAAGAACTCGTAGAAACGCAAAGGGAGACCATTGTACAGCAATATGAACGCTTACGTAAAGTGGCATTAGAAAACGGGCTTCCTGAACCGCAAGCGGTGGCTTGGGCTAAAGAGAACCTAAAAGCCATGCCGCAGGAAGCACCAAAGGCAGTAGAAAAACCGGTACAGGAAGAATTTACTGCTGGTGGTGTGGAATCATTCGGGAAGGGTGCGAAAGGTGAGCAGGATATATTTGACCAGATACAGCCGGAAACCCCTCAAATTTCAACGATTGATGAATCTGGCATAAAGACACCTGAAATCACAGAAACGCAAGCAGACGCATCCGCAGGGGCATTGGCGAAGGAACCGGAAGTAATTGACGAAGAAAGTTATCTTGCTCGAAAAGGCGCGAGTAAATTTGGTTTCGGGGAGCCGGCGCTATCAAAAAATATTCCTGAAAACATAAAGAAGGAACTCGTAAATCGACAATTAAAAAAGGATATTGAGCTAACGGATAAGCGGGAATTATTAAGGAAAGAATATAGCGAAAAAATTAAAAGTGGAGAAATACGACCGCCTACTCGTATGGAAAGATTAATAAGCACGGCGAATGGGAATCCCGATAATCAGGCAGTACAGGCGGCCCGGAGAATACTCGAAAAAAACGGCATTGATTGGCATGAAGGAACATCAAAATCATCAAAATCCGCAGCGCCGGAAGCTGACGCTGACCTTGCCGCCCGCATCAAAGAAGATCAGGAACGTGAAAAATACTGGACTGAACGTGACAAAATGATTGAGCAGGAGTTTAAAGGGCAGAAACGCGAGGCAATGACGACACGGATTGATAACATTATCAAACAGCACGGTAAAATCCGTTTAACCAAAGACGAGCAAATGCTCGGAGAGATTAAAGAATTGCCTTTATGGAAACGGCGGAAGTATTTTACCGCGAAATCAACCGCTAAAACTATTGACCAGATTGCAGAAACAGAAGGTATTCATTCAAACGATATTAGAGATATGATTTCCCAACAGAAAACACAAGCTGAAAATAAACGTCAGTTTGAACGGTTGGGATATGTAAGCAATGAATTACCCGAAGATGTTAGCAGTTCTTTACAAGGTGAAATGACGTATGCTGATAAATTGATGAGAGATTCGTCTTTTGCTGGGGAAGAAAAACATCCATTCCGTATATCAATGACTAATCAGGACGATGAAATAAGGGGAATGTTAAAAAATAAAGAAATACCAAAACAAGAATCATTGCCCGATAAAGGGGAATATCCTGCCGTAAGAACTGATGACGGTTCAATATTTTTTGGTCATAGCGGAGATATTGGCTCACATTTTATGATGATTAAAAATCAAAAAATACCTATAAAACGATTGGAAAGCGGCGGTTGGTTAATAGACGGAATCTATGAAGCAACGCCACGTTCAGATACAATGAGATTAAAAGCAAGGGCAGAACAAATAGAAGTTTCCGACGAGATGGGCGGAAAAATGAACGTTTACGATGTTTCAAAAGATTTAGTCGAATCAAAAAACAGGGAAGAAATTCAAGATAAACTTCAAAAGATATTCGGAACTTATGAAGACATAGAAAAAATGTATAACGGCGATATACCATTGACTAAATTGGGAGAGCTTGCAAATGATTATATGGCTGATATTGAATATGCAGCTAACAACAGAGATATTGACGAAGTCAAAAAATTATTGCATAATGTCAATGAAGGGATAGGTATTGAAGATGAAATTCCAGCAGAACAACCAGACCAAAAACCTTATTATACACCGAGAGAAGAGAGAACCGTTTTTAATCAGCAACCAGAAAAAGCTCAAGGTGTCGAAGAAAAGAAAGAACCGTTCAACGTAAAACTTCCACCTAACATACCACCCGAAGTGGCGCAAGCAATCCGTGAATACCCGACTCCGCTGGAAAAGAAAATAAACATATTCGACTATTTCAAAACCCCCGAGAACGTGCTCAAAAAGATAGGCATGGGAAATGAGATGAAATTTCTCCGGCAGGGATACGACAGGTATATACAAGAACTGCCCGGGAACATGAACATAATAAATCAATGGGCAAAACGTGTCGGTAAAGAAAGCAATCCTCGCATATTCCAATACCTTGATGGAGAACCTGTTGAACTTAACCAGACAGAACTTGAAGTTGCAAAAGAGATTGAAGAATGGCTGGTTGAATGGGCTGACCGGCTGGGGCTCCCGGAAGAATCGCGCATAACCGATTACATAACCCACCTGTTTGAAGACCAGATAATCAAGAAAGAGTTTGACGAGGATATTGCAAAAATCATATCCGGGCAGGTTGCCGGCTCGGTATATGACCCGTTTCTGATGACCCGGGAAGGGATGCCGGGATATAAGCAAGATACCTGGGCCGCGCTTGAGGCATACGTTAAGCGGGCTACCCGTAAGGTGAACATGGATCCGGCGCTTGATGCAATAAGCAAGGTTGCTGAAACCCTTGAGAAAAGCCAGTGGGATTACATCAAAAAATATATTGATAAGGTCAATATGCGCCCGTCTGATTTGGATAATTTGCTTGATAACGGAATAAAGCAGATTCTGGGGTATCGGCTCGGGCAACGTCCTGTCGCAACGATAACCAGATTTCTCCGCAGAATGACCTATCGCGCGAAACTCGGGCTGAATGTAAGCTCGTCGTTGCGGAATTTGTCGCAGGGTATAAATACATACGCGGTATTAGGGGAAAAATATACCGTTGTCGGATACTCAAAATTATTTTCTCCAGAAAACTACGATGAATTGGTAAGGGAAGGGGTTCTCGATGCCGGGTTTATTGAGGACAGAAGAATTTCAGCAACAGAAAAGGCGATAGATAAAATTGATAGCGGATTATTCTATCTCTTTAACACCGTTGAAAAGATTAACCGAGGTGCGGCATATTTCGGCGGGAAAGCGAAGATGCTGGCGCAAGATAAGACTGAGCAGGAAGCGATTGAATACGGCAAAGAAGTCGTCAGGAAAACGCAATTCCTGTTCAGCTCGATTGACCAGCCGGTTGCGCTGGGGAGCGATCTCGCAAAAACATTGATGCAGTTGCAGAATTACACGGTTAAACAGATTGAGTTTCTCGGCGGGATGGCTAAGGACAAGAATTTCATAGGGCTTACCAGATATATTGTTGCCGGGCTTGTGTTCGTCTATACAATCGGTAAGATATTCGGGATGCGCCCGAAAGAATTGATACCCATGTTCAGGTTCGGCGCACCGCCGGCTCTTGAACTACCGTGGGAAGCCGGGAAAGCTGCGCTTAACATACCCGATAAATACGGACACCTGAAAGACACGGGTGAGAAAATAAGCAGCGTTGCGAGAGCTGCGCTTGGCACATTGCCGGCATCAGCGCAAGGGAAGAAAACAATCAGCGGTCTTTCAGCGTATGGCAGGGGCTACACAGAAACCCCGACAGGCAGGGTAAAATATCCCATTGAAGGTTCTATGGGGAATCTGTTGCGCGCTGGCTTATTCGGGCCCTTCTCTGTCAGCGAAGCCCGGGAATATTACAGCAAAAAAAGACAGCCTTTGGGCGATATACAGAGCAGGAATTTTAAGAGAGCGACCGACCCTGCGGCATTTTATGAGAATATCATGAAGTACCGGGATTACAAAAGAAAGACGAAAGAACGCAAAGAAGCGATGAGGAAAAAATGAACTGGAGTGAATACAAGCATTTTAAATGCAAGGAATTCGATTCCCCGGACGCGCCCGGATCAGGGGCCATGATGAACCCAAAGCTGATTCAAGACCTTATATTGATGCGGGCATACATCGGGCGGCCGATACGGATAACGTCAGGATACCGGACAAAGGAGCATAACGCAAAGGTCGGGGGATCCGCGACATCAGCTCATTTGGATGGGGATGCTGCGGATATAGCGTGTTCAGGCAGTATTGACCGGTATGACCTATTGAAAGCAGCCTTGGCGGCTGGGATACAGCGCGCGGGGTTAGGGAAGAATTTCATCCATATCGATGTCAGCGATAGGCTGCCTCAAGATGTGATATGGTTATATTAAAAATAAAGATTCTATTCACGAAATGGGGTGATATTATTGAATTGGTTAAAAAAATATTTAATTGTTGCCGCTTTAAAAAAAGCTATTGATGAGCTGATAAAAAAAACAGGAGGTATTAAGATGAGTGCGTCATTAGTCAGGTTTCTTCGGGTAGCATTAGCCGTTATTGTCGGAGTATGTGCGCAATATTTTGGGGAGTCTGAATGGTGGTTGACGCTGACTCCTATTTTAAGCGCAGTTTGTAAATATCTTCGCGATAAGTATAAATGGGAATTCCTTCCATTTTAGTAATTGACAATGCGAGAAGGAAATTATAAAATGCATATGAAAGTAAAAAATCGGACAACACTTGATTGTGGCAGGTGTTTTTTATTTAAAGAAATAAACTATGCCTCCGGCGGATTCATGCCATAATCATGAGTCCAAAGGAGGTTTTTTTATGCCATTGGGAATTTATGAAAGAACAGAAAAAATAAGAGAGGGGATGCGTGTTCCCCATAAAGGGATGGAAGGAAAACTTGCAGGTGATAAAAATCCGATGTGGAGAGGCGGCAGAAAAATACATTATGGCAGTGGTTATATCCTTGTTTATTGTCCGTCGCATCCTTGTGCGCATAAAGATGGAACGGTATTTGAACACAGACTTGTAATGGAAAAACATATCGGAAGATTATTGTGCTCTACTGAAAGGATACATCATATTAACGGAATAAAAGACGACAACAGAAAAGAAAATTTACAGCTATTCTCAAGCTTAAGCGAGCACACAAAACACCATTTTCCAAAAGGTTCATTATTTGGAATACACAAAAGCAGAGGAGCGTAAATAAATGCCTAACAGCGCACTACCGCCTCATTTACAAGGTAAACTCCATAATGATTGGTTGCCGTTCTAAAGTAAAATATGGTTTTCCTTATTTTACTTTCGCTTTTATCTCCGCCGAATATTTCTGAAATAAAAAATATTCAGCATTCAATCACGATGAATTTTTATTTTTTTAAGTTACGCGGAATACAGGTGGAGATGAAAGCGAAAAGTTTTCAAGATGCACTTGAGAAAGCACGAAGCTGGATGAAACTTACTGATGTAAGCATTTAATCCTCGACGATAAAAAAAGACTTGACAAGGTTTTCCAAATTTACTACAATTAATTTATGAAAATAAAAAAAGGTCTACGCAAACATGAAAACAAAATCAACCCGCTCAAAATTTGAGGCGGGTTTTTTATTCTATACGAGAGCAGGTGTAGACGCTCAACCGCGAGGTTGGGTCACCGAGAGGTGCACCTGCTCTCTTTTTATTTTGAAAAAAGTTCTTGACAAATGAAAAACTATTTTGGTATGATTGTTGTTGAGAAGGGAAAAAGGAATTTATGGTGTCTGGTTGTAGCAGGCATTTTTTATTTGCGGGAAATAATTAATGCCCCTTGAGGTTCATGCTACAACCATGAACTGAGAGGGGCTTTTAAATTATGGCGAGAAAAAGAATGATAGACCCTGAATTTTGGAGTGATGAGGACATCGGGAGTTGGACTCATACAGCGAGATTATTTTATATAGCATTATGGAATTTTGCTGATGACAAAGGAAGGTTTAAAGCGCATCCTAACCTTTTAAAATCTCAAATATTTCCTTATGATGAAAAAATAGACATAGAAATCCTAAAAAAAGAACTTGGCAATAAAGTTCAATGGTATCAAATAAACGGTTCTATTTATGGTTTTTTGAGGAATTTTGATAAACATCAGCGCATAGACCGACCACAAGAGTCAAAACTACCGCCACCCCCAGAAGAAAATATCGAAAATACAATACAAAAAACGCAATTCGACGAACATTCGACGAATATTCGTGGAATGTTCGTGCCTAATATAAGAGAAGTTAAGTTAAGAGAAGTTAATATAACACCTTGTCCCTTACGGGACACTGAACAAGAACAATTCATTCAATTTAAAAATGAGATACAAACCGTATGGAACGATTTTGCGTTAAGAAAAAAGCGTCCATTAATAAAGTTCATTTCTGGCGAGCGGGAAAAAAATCTTATGCGCCGCTTTAAAGATAAGAATTTTATGGATAATTGGAAAGAAGCATTAAAGAAATGCGAAAATATTCCTTTTTATTTCGGTGATAATCCAAGTAAATGGAAAATAAATTTTGATTATTTTCTTCGGAAAAATGAAAAAAAAGAAGATAATTGGATTAATATGCTTGAAGAAAAATACAAAGGATTTGGTGGTAAATTATGAATACAGTAGAAAAAGTACAAGCCGAAAAAGAATTAGAAGAGTATAACGGAATTGATAAATTATATAAGTCATCAGAAGCATTAGAGTTTTTTAAACAATTCAAATATCCACTTCCGGTAAAATCTGATATACCTGCTTTAGATAATTATCTTGGCGGCGGGTTTGAATCAGAAGAGATAGTTATTATTTCTGGTAAAAGCGGAGAAGGAAAAACAACATTAACGATAACATTAACATATAATTTATGTGGACAAGATAAAAAAATACTTTGGTTTCCATTTGAAAAAGGCGGAAGGCATTTTCTTGGTAAATTCAATGATACAATACGTCCTTTTCCTCATTTTTATTTGCCAATAAATATACAAGCGCACGATACGATATGGATTGAAAAGAAAATTATTGAGTGTAGATGTAAGGCTGAAGGTCTTGACGCTGTTTTTATTGACCATTTGCATTATATTGTGCCTCCCAATCCTCGTCAAAATATGGCGACACAAATAGGTGAAGTTATGAGAGAGCTGGTTCGTATGGCGCAAGAATATAAGTTCACCTTATTTTTGATTGCTCATGCGGGAAAGGTCGAATCAGATAGGCGGGCGACAAAAGATGACATTAAAGATTCGTCAGCGATTGTTCAGGAAAGCGACACTGTTTTAATGGTTGAGATGATAAAAGAGGATAGTCCAAACTATGAGATTCGTCAGAAGGCGAATCCCTGGGAGCCGGATGTTCCAATTAAACGGTCATTTTTACATATTGATAAAAATAGAAAAACAGGTTTGCTGGGAAAGATAGACGTTGAATTAGTCGGTGCTCGATATTGTGAATACGAAAGGAAAAAATAATGAATGAAGAAAGATGGGAGTTATATCATTTGTTGGTTGGTTTAGGATTAAAAAATAGAAACGGATGGATTAATATATTATCAAGGAGGATGAAGTTTACTGAGGAAGAAATAAAAGAGATAGAGAAATTTGAGGATAATGAAATTGATGAAAATAAAAGACTTGAGAGAATGGGGATAAGTGATGAATATTATTGTAGACAATTTAATGAATGGAAAAAAGAAGATGAAAGTAAAGATTTTATGAAAGAAATATATCGAGATAAAATAAGAGAATTAAAAGAAAATTATAAGAAAATATGTGACAATGACTATAAAAATGACAAAAATTATATGATTCCCTATTCTATCCGCAAATTTATCAGATTAATTAGCGGTGAAGGAAGAGTCGAAAAACAAATAAAAGATTATGCTATGCGCTTAAGAGTTCTCGAATATTGCATAGAAGGTCAAATTAACCCCGACATGATTGTCCGGGCACGGGAATATCCAATTGAAAGCATTGTTGAGTCAAAACGAGGATATATTGTTTGTCCGTTTCACGAGGACAGTAATCCGTCTATGTGGATAAAGAACAATTTCGGTTATTGTTTCAGTTGTGGGACTTATGCGGACAGTATTGAATTGTTTATGAAAGTACATGGAGTTGGTTTTGTTGAAGCTGTTAAAAAAATGCAATGAGGAGGAATTATGATGATTGAGATCCCAAACGAATTAGTCGGTATGCTGTTTTACGCTTTCCGTCCGTACGCATTTAAAGACGAATCAAATGAATTCAAAGAAAATGCTAAGAAAATATCCAAGAAAATACAGGAACAATACGAGGAATATTTGAGAATAAAGGGGGTGATTCGTGATGAATATCCAATGCGAACTATGCGGCGGTCATGGTATGGCGGCGATAGGAAGCTGTACAGAATGCAGCGGGAAAGGGTTTTATCGGGCAGAGCCGGCGGAAAACTATGAGAGAAAGGAGGAAACTGATGATATGGCTGTTGCTGATTGACCTGGTCTTATTGGGGTTTTATCTGCGCTGGAAGTATAAGCAGATAAAGAAATGGCAAAGGAATAAGATTATGAAACGAAATAGTCGTTATGACGGAGCGGTTATGTTGAAATCGTATCTTAATCTTAAAGAAGCGCATAAATAACGCCGCTTTGACGGCGAGGGGGAAATTATGGCATTAAAAGCAAAAAAGCCGGAGAATGTAGAAAAAAGGTTAAAGATGTTTCTGTATGGTGAGGCAGGGGTTGGTAAGACGTTAGCGGCGTTGCAGTTTCCAAATGCTTACATTATCGACACAGAAAAAGGGACGGATTTTTACAGCGAAACAATTAAGAAAAACAATTCTGTTGTTTTGCAGACGAATCTTCCTGATGATGTGCGTACCGAAATAAAGGAATTACTTACCACAAAACATGAATACAGAACACTGATTATTGACCCGATAACGCAGATATATAATGCGTTACAGGAAAAGTGGACACGGGTATTCGAGAAGAACGCCAAGACACAAAAGGAAAGCGAAATCCAAGACTTCGGTATGCGGTATTGGCAGAAGGTTAAAGCGGAGTTTAAATCGCTCCAACGGCTTATTCTTGCGTTAGATATGAATGTAATCATTACTTCTCATCAAAAGGATGTGTATGCCGCAGGATTCAATAAGGTCGGGGTAACGTACGACTCGATGAAGGGTGAAGATTATTTATATGACCTTGTGTTTAGAATGGATAGGCGCGGGGATAAACGTGTTGCTGTGACGATTAAAGAGCGTGCTGATATGGGTTCGGCGAAATTTCCCGAATCATTCGAATGGTCGTATGAAAACTTTCTCAAGTATTACGGGAAAGAAATTATCGAGCGTGAAGCCGCACCGTCGGCATTGGCTGATATTGGCACAGTGCGTCGGGTTGAAAACATGATTAATATGCTCAAAATGGACGAGGATGTGATTAATAAATGGATGACGAAAGCTGATGTAGATAGCTTCTCTGAAATGACACAGGAACAAATAGTCAAGTGTGAGGAATATTTGAATAAAAAACTTGCCGAATTAACCGGCGAAAAGAAAGGATTAAAAAAATGAAATACAACATGACAGGTGTTGAAGAAGGTGGGAATTTTGAGTTGTTACCGGAAGGGGTTTATGTTGTGAAAATAAAAAACACCGAAGATGAAATGTCAAGAGCCGGTGACCCTATGGTTGCGGTAACGTTCGAGATTATCGAAGGAGATAAAGCAGGTCAGTTTGCATGGGATAGAATATTATTCCCAAAAAAAGGAAGTTCTGCAGAAAAGATACGGGGTCGCAGTATGCATTTTCTTCATGTTATCGGTGAACCCTATGAAGGTGAAATAGAGATTGACCGCTATAATTGGGTTGGGAAGAAATGCAAAATATTCGTAAGGCACGAAGAATATGAAGGTAAAAGATATGCTCGTGTGCAAGGGCATGATTTTATTGAGCATGGAAAAGAACAAGAGAATAAAGAAGAAATTATTCCTTTTTAGGGGGTATCCGTGAATTATATTGAACGATACATATCATCAGCTTATGCTTTATTCTTTTTTATTGCGGTAGGACTTGCATGTGCGTTGTTTCTTTTTGTTATCGGTGCGGCTATATATTTTTTACAGCATTGGTTAAGGATTATGGTTTTATAGAAATGAACGAACAGGAATTTTGGGTATTTGTTTGGTTTATTGTGAATTTAATAGTTTTTAGCTTAATTTTTAAGTTCATAATTTTTAATTGTAAGGGGTGAATTATGGCAGTAGATGTTAAAGCACTGAATGATTTGGCGATTAAGTTTGGGAATCTCTATTGCTATAATTGCCGCCGAGCTACCGGGGTATATCACATACAGCTTTATAAACTGTATGTGAAAACCCCCGGTAGAAAAAAAATGGATAAGGTTTATGAATGCAAGGATTGTAGAGAAAGGAGATTGAATGGATATTAAAAAATTCGGGGAAGAAGAATCTTTTGTACGTATAGTATGCGCAAATGTTTTGAGTGGGTATTATGTTCATGATTTCAAATGTACAACAAATCAATATTATGAAATTTTGCAATATGCGTTGAAGGTGATTGGGAATAAGAATCTTTGCGGGTCGTCAGGGCATTTTGAATCAGAGAAACTTACGCCAGAACAGGCAGTTAACAAGTATAACGGGGGTAAGACGTAGTGAAAAAGAAAATTAAACAATCAACATTACGCAATAAGCTTGACGTTCTCTGGCGTGAAGACGTAAAGCAAAACGCTGGATTTAGATGTGAGAAATGCGGGAAGCAGGACGGTAAGCATGATTGTCATCACATCTTCGGTAAGAAAGCTCATCCTTCGGTGCGATTTGATGTTGCAAATGGCGCGTATCTTTGCGTTGGTTGCCATAAATTTAACAAAGGTTCAGCTCACGAAACTCCTAAGGTTTTTATGGATTGGATAATCAGTAAAAGAGGGGAGGTGTGGTACGAAGATTTATTGTTGAGAGCAAACCAATTACAGAAAGTTGATAAGGCGGCATTATTGGAGAGTTTTAAAAAATGATTTACTTTGTAAAGAAAAAAATTGATAGACCTGTTTCTTTAGTGAAAAAAAATGACCGTTCGATAGTTTGTATGTTCCCGTCAAGGAAAACGTATATTGAATATCTTAAAGCAGAAAAGAATTACGGAGAATATGTTCTCAAGAATTTCAGGAAGAAAGAGCGGTTGATATTATTCTTGACATGGATTTGCGGCATGGGAAAAAAACAAATACGAAGACGGACGGGAATATCAATCAGGCAGATTATAAAAATCAGGTTGAAAGCGAGGGAGCATACACGATGATTAAAAAAGAAAAAGTTGTTGCTTTTCAAAGAGGGTTAGAGAAGTATTATGATTCTGATGAACCAGACGAGCCAGCGACGAAAAGATATGTCGTAAGTATTATCGGTAAGTTGATATACGAATTGTTTGGAGAGATGTTTGAAGATAACAAGCCGATAGAAACAGTACTAACGGACACAGTATCAAATCATATAAAATGCCCGCATTGTGGGGAATTGTATGACGCAATGATTTATGCGACGGGAAATCTTTCACAACGAGTGTGCGATAAATGTAAAAAAGATATGAATGGAAATTTTTAAGGGTGATTTCAATGATTAAAAATATTATTTTTTATGTTGTTTATATTTCTGTGACTTTTATTATTAGTATGTGGTTTTTATATTCAATAAGGGGGAGGTAATTATGCCAAGAGGAAGAAAGAAAAAAGAAGTAACCGCGAAATCAGAAGAGTTGTTTGAACAACCGTTATGGGTGCGGGTAGAGTTCCAACCGGGTGTTGTTTGTGAGATTGCCGCAGAAAGAATTGCGGAGATTTTAGAAAAGTGTGGAGTTATCAGGGAGAGAAAAGAAGTAATGGAAAATCCAGTTAAGTTGCTTGAGTTGGTTAGAAAATTAACGTGGACTACTGTCCGTATGTATGCGTTCTGGCGCAATACGACAGGTCAATTATCTACGACTTGCGAGAAAGCATGGGAAACAGCGCAGTTTACGGTTATTTGCGGATAGGGAGAGGATGAAAATGAAAGACCTTTTCGGGGTTGAAATCGACGAAAATTCAGGCTACATGAAATTCAAGGGAAAGTACCAAAAAATGCGGTATGAAAATAAATATCGTCGAGCAAGAAAAGATGAAGGTAATAGATTATGCAAAAACTGTAAACATCACTATGTCACAGCGCATAACGATAAATTTTTTCATAAGTGCGAATTGATAGGGTTTAGTTTTTCGGAGTATACGGATATTCGGTTGTCGTTCACGTGTGATAAGTTTTTAGCGGCGGGGATATAGGTGTATGCACGATGTGGGAGAGAATAAGGGGGGATTATGAACAAAAAGCCGGTTGAGTGGGAAGATGTGTGGGAAGATTATATTTATTGCACGACAGATTTGGTAATTAAAGAAAAAGTAATTGCTGGCTTACAACAAGCCGAACGCTCAGGTTTGATTTGCAGAAATGTTCCAACGGAACAGGAAATATACGGCATTGTTGCACAGGGATATTGCACAGAGAGGAACCAGTATAAAGTTCTTGACTACGCTTTGTGCCTTGATATTGCAAAATCAATCTCCGCACGGTTGCGGGGGGAGCATCCCGACTTACTGAAAGGCAAATAATCTATGGGATTGATTAACCGAAATTATCACCAAATTGAATTATGGACTACGAGTTCATACGGTATGATAACTTTCAATCCCATAGAACATTATAAACGGAGGGTGGTATGACCGAATCTAACGAGAAAGAGTTGATTAATCAAATCTTATTCGAATTGAATACTGCGTCATGTTATGATAGCGCACGCATGGAGATAAACAGGGTAAAGAAAATTCTCGCCCTCTGCCGCACGCATTTCATAAATCAGTTGCCAAAAAGAAAAGAGCATGTTGCATTATTAACTAAAGATTTTAAAGAGGGGAGAACACCGAGTGACTGGCAGAAAAAAGGATATAACGAATGTCTGGACGACATCAAGCGTATTCTGATGGGGGAGGTAGAGGGATGATAACAATAACTTTTCACGTTACATCGTTTATATTTGGATTAATTTTAGGCTTTTTACTTGCAGGTTTAGGTGCTATTCTTAGTGACTATTTATCAAATTACGGAGGAACAAATGACCCCCCAGAACACAAATAACAATGAAGGGAAAAGGACGTGGGAAGATGTTTTTTCATCAATAACCAAATATGAAGAGTGCTATGGTTATCAGTATGATTGTTCTGACGTTATTAACGCCCTAAAACAAGCAGAAAAAGACGGCGTTGTATGCCTGAATCCTCCCAAAGCAGGCGAGATAGAGGAAATACTGACAAGCAATTTAAGTTTTAGGGAAGATATTAGATACTCAGATAGAAATTGGATTGTTGATAGAATTATGGAGCGTATCTGTGGTAAATGAAAGGGAGGGATGAAACATGGGTTTTATATCTGTAGGGCATTGTCCGAAATGCGGAGCACCAATTTACTCACCCGATAATTGGATGTCAATTACACCGCCGCCTATTCAGCATACTTGTAATTGTAATCCACAAGCAGACCCGAAGTTTACTACGAATACAGACACAAGAGGTAATTTATGAAACAGGAAAGTAAAGACGGGGGACGATGGGTAAATTTAGATTTAAAATTATCAGAAATAAGCAATATTTTGGATTTAAATATAATTTCTAAAATTCGTCAAACCGTGTTCGAGGCGGTGTTGGAGAGGATCGAAAAGTTAAAATTACAAAAAATAATGTGTGAGTGGTGTAGTGAGTTGTGTGATAAAAATGAATCAAGATACAAAGTATGCACATTAAAAAGAGTTTATAAAGAGGGGGAGTGAGTGGATAAAAAAGATATTGTAAATATTAGAAAGTTAATTAATCAGGAAATCAGGTGGTGTGCAACACGTAAAGAACAACAGGCAGATTTATCTATACCACTCGAATTTGCAAACGGTTTTATTGCAGGACTGAAACAGGCAAGAATGTTGATTAATAAAGTTGTGAATATTTAGGGAGTATTAACGAATGTTTTACAGATTAACTAAAAAAGATTTAAGAAGAATAAAACTTGAACGTATGGGTTATGACCAAGATGAAATAAACGAAATGGAAAATACCGCCGGGGATGAAGAATATCATCGGAGAAAGGATGAACAATGACATCAAATGAAAAGATTTATGAATTAATATTATCTTATAACGGCATAGTTAATGATGAAAGTTTAGTCGAAAGAATACGGCAAATTATATATGAACAAGTATTTTGGGAAGGACAAAAAAAAGAAATTAATCTGTCCACAAAAGAACATCCTTGTGAATATGCTATTAGTACACATGATATCAGAGAATTAATACTACATCCTGAAACGTAATACCCGTTCGTGTCAGTTGAAAATCACCTTTTACCGTCCACAAATATAAAAAACTCGCCAAGTTCGACAAAATTATCGTCTATAAAATATATTATTACATTTTAACCTTCCGTCTAAAGCCATATATAATACTATATCGCATTTCGACCTATATATATAGAGGGTGTTGATGAATAAAGAGGAGATTAATAATGCGACATTTATTGTCGAGTAAATCAAAAAAGGTTTTATTATTTAAAAAATATATTTCAGATGAATTCGGTATGTCACCGTATAACGCCGCTATTAAAGCTTCATTCACCGAGAAACAAGCAAGAGAAATCGAAGAAGGTTATAAAGTTTTAGGCATGATGAGCTATTCGTTAAAAGACGTATGCGATCAAGAACAAGCGACGGATAGAAAAATAATAAGACGATTAGCGGAGATGAGTGGGATTGTAGAAAATGTTGAAGGCGTAACAAAAGTAATATCGGCTACTATGATTCAAAAGAATTCAAGTGAATTAGAAAGCGCTCATTCGATGACGAAAGATTTTATTAATGTGCCTGATGAGGATTTGCGGTTCAGGTGCTTATCCAAACTTATAGATATTAGACATGATAGCTTTGGTAATAATATTACTCAAGGTGCAAGTCAAATTATTGTGAATGTTGCAGTGAGAGGAGCAGAGGATGTAAGAATTGACGGTGCGGAGGTATCAAACCCTCATGAGTGAAAAAATAATCGCTCAAATCGTTTCTAACGAAGCCGTTGAAAGACGAAATAACAAAATAACCTTGAATTATGAGCTTTCTCCAAAACAGGCAGAAGCGTATGTCACTTTAAACAATCCCGATATTGACGAGTGCCTCTATGGCGGAGCTAAAGGCGGAGGCAAAAGTGTATTCGGATGTATCTGGGTTATGCTTCAATCTCTCGACATAATCAGCAGATTCAAGTTATTGCCGAAGGATGACCCGCCGGTGATAGCGTTCATGGGACGGAAACAGTCGGTAGATTTCACGACTACGACTTTAAGGACATGGAAATCATTTATCCCTTCAGAAATCTACGAAATCAAGAAATACGAAAAGCTGATTGTTATTAATCACACAGTTGCTATTCAGTATGGCGGGATGGATGACAGCGACACGGTGAAGAAATTCAATTCTGCTGAATACGGATTTTATTTTATTGACCAAGCAGAAGAATGTACAGAAGAAGATATTGGGTTATTGCGCGGGACATGGCGGCTCAAAGTCAACAACATCCCATTAAATTATAAGGGCTTACTGACTGCTAATCCTGCGATATGTTGGCTCAAGGCAGCGTTCATCACGACTCCACAAGCCAGAACAAAATACATTCAGGCACTGCCAACCGATAACCCGTATCTTCCTGACGGATACATACAGAATTTACGCAAAGCGTTCTCATTCCGTCCCGAGTTGTTGAAAGCATATCTCGAAGGGTCTTGGGATGACCTTGATAATGCGTTTGTTGTTATCCCGTATAGAGAGATTGTTCAAAATATTAACAACAATCAGTACGATAAAACGATTGAGTATAGAGTGACAGTATGCGACCCGTCTGCTGACGGTGATGATGAAACGGTGATTTACGACCTTTACAATACCCGGATAGTCAATTCTGAGATATATAGCCATCGTTCGACTATGGACACAACAGGACGTATTCAAGCTCATGCTAAACAGAATGGCAGTAACACGATATGTGTTGACATGGTTGGTATCGGGCAGGGTATCTACGACAGATTGGTTGAGATATATCCGCAAGATCCGACAATGCAAATATACGGGTATGATGGCAGAGTTAAAGCAAGCAACGAGCTGACGTATGTGAATCATAAAGCTGAATCATGGTTTCATGCGGGCGAAATGTTTGCGGCAAAGAAATGTGATATACCGAACGACCCGGTATTAATCAGTCAATTAGCAAGTGTTCAGTATGAGTATCGGAGTAATGAAAAGATACAAATTATTCCGAAAGAAAAGATTAAAGAGAAATTGAAGCATAGTCCAGATAGAGCTGACGCATACGTTATGGGATTAGACGCTTTAACGATAGCGCAGCCGGTACATAAGAGGGACAAATATGCGTTACACAGAGACACATCAGACGATATGGACGATGTCACCGCTGATAGCATCTGAGACTTGCACGACTTTGACGGAAGATATAACGCCTGTATGGGAGATTATCTATGGCTGATAAAGAGCTGAAACCAGAAACAATATACGCTAAATTTAAGAGGGCGTACGAGTTTAAGAAGAAATATATTGATGAAGCCCGCAACGATTTTGAGTTTGCACTTGGCAAGCAATGGGATGATGATGACGTCACGACACTTCAAGACGCGAAGGTGCGAGCATTAACAATCAACAAGATACGTCCAAACCTTTTATTGCTTGAAGGTATTGAATCCCAGAACAGAACAGATTTCCTTGCATATCCAGAGGGTGAAGAAGATTCGATAAGAGCAGAGATAGCGACAGGATTGCTTAAGAACGTCATGAAACGGTGTGATGGTAATTATAAGTTATCTGAAATGTTCGGGGACGGAAATACCTGCGGGGAATCGTTTATTGAGCCGTATCCTGACTATTCAGAGGATATGATTAACGGTGAATTGAAGTTAAGGAAATGGAATTTTGACCAGCTTTATCCTGAACCGAAGTTTACTGAATACGATATGAACGATTGTAATTATATCTGCAAACTTGTGCAAGACCTTACCGAAGATGACCTGATTACGATGTATCCTGAAAAGGAAGCATTGATAAAACGTATCGGGGAAGGTAAACTTGATACAGAAAACTTTAAAGATTTGCTGAGTGTCGGTGAACCGCATAAACAACAGCAGGATTATCCGTCTGCTGATATGTCAAGACCTTCTGCTGACCTTTTCACTGAAGAAAAACGATATGACCTTATCGAGTATTACTATAAAAAAATGGTGAAGCGCTGGTTTGTTTTAGACCGCAAGATACCAAAGCCAAAGATGTGCAAGGATAAAGAAGAAGCAGAACGTTATGTCAACGCCATGAAACAACAGGACGATATGCTTGCGGCTGAATTTCAGGCGAAGAATCCGGGCGCAGAGATGCCTGAGCAGAAGCCGTCAGCAGTCATGATGGAAAAAATGATACCTGAAATCTGGTGTGCAGGTATGGTTGCTAACAACATCATGGCAAATGAACCTGTGTGGTCATATCCTCGCTGGAAAAGGTATCCATTCATTCCGTATTTTGTATTCAAAAAAACTGTTGAGGTGGATAACCCCGAACTCTTGACGCAAGGATACGTTAGAGGACTTAAAGACCTTAATCGCGAGTACAATAAGCGGCGCACACAAGAGTTACGAATTCTTAATTCAAGCGCAAATTCTGGCTGGTTGGTTGAAGAAGGCGGGTTTAAGGATAAGAAACTTGTACGTAAATACGGGTCAACCGCAGGGGTAATCATTGAATACAAAAAGACTCTCAAGAATATGCCTATTCGCCTTGAGCCGGTACAGTTATCTCAAGGACACGCGCAGCTTGCTGCAGAAAACAATCAGGACATGAAAGAAGCAACAGGTATAAACACTGATTTGCTTGCTATGAACGAGAACCAAGCGTCGGGTCGGGCTATACACTTGCGTCAAAAGCAGGGGATGGTTATGGTGCAGAAGATATTTGATAACTTCTCACAGACCAAGAAGATACTCGGTAAATTCATTCTATCGCAGTTAGGTAAACTTTATGACATGGATTCTGCTGTCAAAGTCATGGGGGAAGCATTTCTTAATGAGAACTTTCAGCGCCCAAAATTAGTTGAGCAGGTAAATCCAATAACAGGACAACCAGAACAAGCACCTGTACTTGACCCAATGACCGGACAAGTAGTAATGGAATTGGATATGGAAGGGGTTGCGGCGGCGTTTAATTCTGTGCTTAACGACACATCGTTATCTACGTATGACGTAGCTGTTGGTGAAGGAAGTAACAATGAAACGGTGAGGTATGCCAATTATATGACCTTGCTTGAAATGGTACAGCAAGGATTGCCAATACCGCCAGAAGTGTTGATTGAAGAGAGTATGTTGTCATCCGCTCATAAAGCGAAGATAGCCAATGCCATTGAACAACAACAGGCAATGCAGCAACAAGCAATGGCGCAATCCGGGAAACCCCCGAAAAAGGAGTGATTATGGACGTAGAAATCATTGAAGCGCAGCCGGAAGTTAAATCTGAGCCGGTAACAGAAGAAGGTTTGAAAGACGCTGGTATGGTAGCTGGTGAAATTGACCTTGCTAAAAAGCATGATATTATCGGGAAGAAAGAAGAACCCGCAAAGGTTGAAGAAAAGAAAGAAGAAAAAAAGGAAGAACCGGTTAAAGAGCCGGAGAAGAAGCCGGAGGAAAAGAAAGAAGAGCCAAAGAAAGAAGATGGAGCTATTGCTGGTGTCAAGAAAGAAGATGTTGACGAGAAAAGCCGTTGGATATTCAACGAAATGAAGAAAGAGCGGTTTAAACGACGTGAAGCGCAAGCTGAACGTGATAAACATTATGTTCAGGTAAAGGTTTTAGAGAAAGAAATCAATGAGTTGAAACGCAAGGTCAAAACAGACGACGAAGAAATTGATAAGATTTTAGGTGAAGATAAAAACAAAAAAGATATCGAAATAGCTCCACTTGACGAAAAAGAGCTGAAAGAAATGAAAGCCCGCCGGCTTCAAGACGGATTAAAAGACGCCGAATCCGACGGTAAAATGAAGTATCACGATTTTGACAACATAAATATATTGGCAAACGAGGTGTTAGAGAAAGCGCCCGAGTTATTCAAAGACGATAAAAAGACTTTAGCATACGCACGTCAGCTATATGACGAAATGATGTATCACGCTTATTTGATAAGCGAAGGTAAGGAGAAGGAAGACGATAGGTCTGTAGCGGATATTGTGTATGAGTTAGGGACATTGAATCCGAAATACAACAGCAAGAAAGATGTTGAGCTGAAGAAAGATGAGAAATCTGACGGCAAAAAGAATGCCGATATTGTTGAGAAGGTGTTGGAGAACGCAAAAGTACGGACACCAAGTGCGGCTATAGGCGGCGGCGGGGGAAAGACTATTGTTACTGAAGATGATTTAACGCCTGAACAAGCGGTTAAATTGTCAACGGAACGATGGTTAAAACTTAAACCAGAAACCCGTGAGAGAATTCTCAAGTCTGTTTAGGTTGCATGGTGTCTTTAAAATTTAAAAAAGAGAGGACACTACAATGTCAAATACAATATCAGTTGATGCTCTAAGGCCTGAGATATGGCAAAAAGAGCTGTACGCGGATGTGATTGACAATCTTTATTTCACCAAGATGGGTTTGATGGGTAAAGGGGATAATAACATCGTTGAGTTGAAAGACGACCTGAAAAAACAGGCTGGGGACACTATCACGGTTGGTTTAACTGCGAAGTTGACCGGCAACGGGGTGTCTGGTGATGGAGAGCTGGAAGGTAACGAAGAAGCGATCAGCGCCTATTCTGAATCGGTTTCGATCGACCAGAAACGGTTTGCTGTACGTTTAACCGGCAGGCTGGATGAGAAGAAAAACGCATACGATATGCGCAAAGACGCAAAGAATAAACTGTCAATGAGGCTCCAGGAGTTCATTGAACGGCAGGTATTCCTGAAATTGGGCGGGGTAACGAACCTGTTACTGACCGATCATGCTGGTGTCACTTATTCGGCTGATGCAACCTGGTCGAATACCCCTGACGAAATCGGTAATACTGATACAGCTGCTGGATATGGCGACCGGTATCTGTGCGCTGATTTTGGTTCTGGTGCGACATCTCTGGCAACGACTGACTTACTTACCCCGGAGCTTATCTCCCGGTGTAAAGTCAAAGCACAGTTGGCAAGCCCGAAGATCCTGCCCTTGAAGATAGATGGCGTGAACCATTACGCTATGTTCATCCATCCGAATCAGGCGTATGACTTGAAGAACAATGCAGTATTCACTCAGGCCCGTCGGGAAGCAGAAGTCCGCGGGAAATCAAACCCGATATTCACCGGCGCCCTGGGCATCTGGGACGGCGTGATCATCATTGAGCACGAATATGTACCGTTCCTTGATCAGAGCGTTGGTCAGGATTCGTTTGAAACCGGCACCAGCAACACCGATTACGCAGTTGACGCATATCGTGCGCTTCTGTGCGGTCGGCAGGCTGCTGTTTTCGCGAAGGCATCGAACGACAACGGGTGGGTTGAGGAAACCTTCGACTATAAGAACAAAACGGGATTTGCGACCGGCATCATCGGCGGGATCCAGAAACTGATGTTCAATTCGAAGGAATACGGCGTTATCGCGCTTGATACCTACGCTACGGCATTGGTGTAAGTAATAACAAAATAGACTGAAAGGAGAATATTATGGGAGCAATAACAGGGACTTTAGCATTAGGGACGGAAATGTGCGGAACATATAAACTCGTAACTGTTACCGCGACGATTGCGGCAACAAGCGATACTATTACGCTGACTGCTGCTACGCACGGGATAACCGCGATTACGGCAGTTGTTGGCGCGGTGATAACGGGTGGTATGGATGCCGATTTCCAGGCATTACAGGTGAGTTTTTCGGGGTTGGTGCTGACAGTTGTGTCAAAACAAGCTGACGGCGCGGCTTCGGATGAGTTCACCGGAACAACGGTGTCAATCACTGTGATAGGCACGGTGTAACGAATAGACCGGTCACGCACTGATGGGTGGTTGGTGGGAGTAACGTTCCCTACCACAGCCCATCGTGCCCCGGTCATAAGGGAGGATAGAATGAGTTACATAGATAAACTCTATGCGAGCGGTATGCACCAGACTGATCTGGTGGAATACTTAACCGATATACAGGACGCATGGACAGATATACTAACAAAACTTGATGCTGATTCGGGAGTAACGGCGATTGATTATGTTTCAGATCAATCAGCAACCATAGATACCACAAAGATCAGCGCCCGTGGTATACGTTCTCAAGGTGATGTGATTGATTTCCTGAATACGTTTGTGACAAAGTTTAACGCTGTTCTGGAGAAACTTGATACCGATGGTTTAACGGACAATGATTATGTTACTGTCTGCGCGATCATGGACGTGTTCGACAGCTCGACTCAAGGACGTATCAAACAGAATGGCATGAATCAAGGCGACTTGATTTGGATACTTGACGAATGTTTCACGCATTTGCATTTATTGTCACGGAAACTTGATGATGATGCGACGGTAAACACGGCCACATATCAATCCGGTGTTGTCGCGATTATCGGTGACAAGGTTGACGATTACGGCACCAAGAATGAATCGAGTACGTCATGGTCGAGCTCGAGCTCAAGTTCTTCGAGCGCATAATTAAAGGGGGAGTACATGAAGAAAACTATTTTTATAGCGGTTGTTTTATCTATCGGGTTATGGGTGCAGAATCTATATGCTGATCCGATATTCGCGCAACCCGGATTCGCTCATAATCAATATGAGACTATAGATTCAACAGGTATCCATCAAATAAAACTTGATAGAAAAGTAAACAAAATTGAAATCATCGGCATATCAACAGACACATATCACTTTTTTCCGTACGATGTGTTGGAATCGTCGGTAATAACATACGGTCATCCTGATGTTGCGTCTGCGCAAGCGGTTGATTATGCTACAGCAATGGCTGCGGCTGCAACAGCAATAGATTATTATTTGGTTGACAGTGTAGTAAATGCGTCAACAGCGAATACGGAATTAACATTCGATGTGCAAACCGACGCATTTACAATATTTGTCGCAACTAATACTGGATGGGTCCCGCATACAATAAATATAAGAGTGTACGGCTGGGGATGGTAAATGAATCTATTACTCAAAAACCACCAGAGTATCGGCGATGTATTAATGCTCACGGCGTGTGTGAGAGATTTAAAACGCTGGTATCCTGAAATAAATGTTATGGTTGACACGAGCTGTAACGTATTGTTTGAACACAATCCGTATCTTGCGGGGGCAGTTCCTATCGGTGAGAGCGTGATTGATATTAAAATGGAGTATCCGCTGATACACAAAGTCAGCGAAAGAGACGTACATTTCCTGCATGGGTTTATCGAGTACATCAACGAAAAACTATCATTGAGAGTTAAACTAACTGAATTCAAAGGAGACCTTCACTTATCCGAGAAGGAAAAGACTGAACGGATTGTGCAAGAACCTTATTGGGTTATGGTTGCGGGAGGTAAGAATGATTTCACGGCAAAACACTGGTGGCAAGAAGCATGGCAGACGGTCATTGACAAATCGAATGTTAAGTTCGTTACAATCGGCGGGAAAGAACATCTTGATACTCATTGCACCGGACTCAACGGGGTCGTTAATATGCAGGGTAAAACAAGTATAAGAGAAGCTCTGCAGTTAATTTATCACAGCGAAGGTGTTATCTCCCCTGTCACCTTCGCCATGCACACAGCGGCTATCTTTGACAAACCATGTGTTGTGATTGCCGGCGGGCGTGAGCATTGGTGGTGGGAAAAGTATCCGGGTCATGTGTTTATTCATACGCAAGGGTCGCTGGATTGCTGCCGGGCAGGCGGCTGTTGGAAAAATAATTGCGACAATAAGGACGCTAACAATCATCAGAAATGCCTTGCTATGATTGACCCGGCGAAGGTTGCTGAAATAATTAATAAAATTTCAGAGGTGAAACATGGGAGTTAATATTTTACGTTGCAAGAATTGCAGGGAATATCATTTAATTTCATATCCGGGGAGTGAACACGAACATACTCTCGTAGGTTTTATTAATGCACACATACAAGGCGATGTTGTAAAACAAGAATATTTATGTTCCTGCGGCAATAAAATGCCATTAACTGACGGTGTTATTGTTGAAAATGTAAATGAATTGTATTGTGCATTCAAGGGTTCTCCTGATGATTGGGGAATAAAGTGTGCAGAGGTGAAGAAATGAACACAGATTTAACGACAAACACAATAAGTAGCGGGACAACGGGGAATTTTACGATTGGATGGAATGATTTGTGGAACACATACCATCATTATTGTTATCCGACGACAATTTATCAAGAAGATAAAACATCGAAAGCGTTTCGTATCGTAAAATCTTTAATGGATAAAAAGGTTATCGAATTAAAAAACATTAAAGAGTTTGTCGATACGGTTGATGTGATTGTGAGGGAATTGTAATGGTTGACATCAAAACTATACCTGAACCCGGCATACATCTTGACCCTGAAAAAGAAAAGTTTTATACCGACATCTGTCAGCATGGGAACTGGAAACTCCATATTTACGATTGTGATATTCTCGATAGAACCGCTCGCGCGATAAACGCAAAAACTATTGTTGAGATAGGCGTTATGGAAGGGTGCTCAACGCAGCTGTTAGGCACGGTTGCTCGTGATACGGGCGGTCATTTGTACAGTTTTGACCCTCGTCCAAAATCGAATTGGTATGTTAATGTTAAACGTCTTAATCTTGAAAAGGACGTTACGATTACGGTTGGATTTTCTCCGTGGGCGCATAGTCAAGTTACGATACCTATGCCGATAGATTATCTTTTTATTGACGGTGAACATAAAAGCCGCTGGGCAATTGTTGACTTTCACTATTGGTCACACTTTTTGCGAGTAGGTGGTTGCGTTGCTTTTCATGACATCTATGGGCCTCCGAGTGTAGGGGTTCTAAGAGCGATAAGCATTATTCTTGAAGATGATAATAATAGGTTGAAAGAAATAGCTCGCGGTGACGCGATACACGCAAAGCGCAGGGGCGGAGTTATTGTATTCCAAAAATTATGTTAAAATAGTTCTTGACAAGATTATGAAAAATATTATACAATTTATCCATGATAATATTTCAGCCCAAATTAAAGCCTTATGTTATCGCCTTCGTTACAGCTTCGGCTGGCGGGGGGCTGCCCGTTTATCAGACGGGGGCGAGAACATAGGGCTTTCTTTTTCCCCTCTTTTTTTTCAAAAATCAAAAAAACAAGTTGTAACGCCTTACGTGGAATCCGTAAGCAAGAATAATACTCAAATGACTGAAACATGGAAACATGGCGAGAGCGTAATTAATTTGCCCATCTCGCGGGCGGACGATTTCACACATCGAACCAGCTTTGAGTTAAATTGTTCTGATGGTCATGATTCGAAATTCTTAAAGCCAGGACAGGTAAAGCCGCCAAGAAGTTGTTGTAACCCGACTGACACCTGCTTAGAAGAATCAAGGATTAACATCTTTAAACCTTTAATTCTACGGCTCTTTATGATTAGGGCGGTATAAGGGGTGGAGTATTTATTATGGGTGCATGGATAGTAAAAGGTAAAAAAAATAAGAAATTAATCAGAGTAAGACAAGAAGATTTTTATTGGGAAAATAAAAAACACACGCTTCCTGAAAGCGAAGATTTAAAATTCATCTTCGAGGGAAGCCATGAAAAAACTTTATGAACGCATTAAGAATCATGCTGACCGTACAGTACGCTGTTACCTTACTCTTAATTGCAACAGTCATTGTTCTTATTGTTCGGCTGGACTATCATCTGGTAAGACTTATGAGAACCATGTTAATCCTGATATATGGGCGGAAGGATTAAACAGACGTAAACGGGATACTATTCTTTGCGGCGGAGAACCTTTTCTTTACCCGCATTTTAACCAATTAGTCAACCAATTAAACGATAATTATAAAATCGAAATATACACCAATCTTGGAATTAATGTTGAAGGATTTTTGAAGTCTGCTCGACGGAAATTCCGTTTTTTAATCAGTTTGCATACAGGAATAACAAATTTCGTCGGGTGGTATTCGCAAGCAGAAGCACTCAAATTCGCGGGTAATTCGGTACGGTTTCACGTGGTTAAGCATGGGAATTGGATTGAACGCAGGGATTTTCTGCAGAACAGGGGGAACAAAGTTACTTGCTGTGATGACCAATGTAAATACAGTAAATCAAATGGGAAACCGCCGATTATGGTTAAATGTAAAACCCAAATATATGCGTATGCTCCGACAGGTTATCGTCATTCGTGTGTTACTCAATTAACTCATGATGAGAATAGACATGAGCATATATCAGAACAAGATTCTGGGGATTGGTTTGAACAGATATGCGGACGGTTCAATCAATGCGTTGGTTGTGATAATTTGATTCAAGGTTCTTGTGAGGAGATAGAATGAATAGGTTTTTTATGGTTTCCATAATACTTATCATGCTTAGCATGATATTTCATGTGTTCGGAATGATTTTTAAACAATTGAAGATTCTCAATTCTATCGTCTTCTATATTGTGATTAATATGATGAATTATTTCTTCGTCATCAAGAAGTCTTTTGAGATGATTTTCCATAACAAGACGAGAACGTCTTACATATCCTTTACATTCGCAAGAAGGATGTGTCGGCATATAAACATAAAAATAACCGTTTGTTTTTATAATTCCACCTTTCCAATGATAATGTTTATTTCCGACAAGTTGTCCTTTTTTAAATTGTCCAGAATTAGGAAGACGTATTTTTCCTTTATCCGTGCATTTACGAGAGCAAAACTTAGCTTTGCCATGGTCAATATCCCATTTAATTGTTTTGAATATTTTTTTACAGTAAAGACATTTTGCATAAAGATTTTGAAGTTCCATAAATTAAGTATACAAAATTACGGTTGAGGAGTCAAGTATGAAATTATTCGTACCACCACCGTTGACAAGCGAGCTGGGCTGGGAAATTATGCTTCAAGGTTATTATCGGAAAATATCCAGAGAGTATGATTACACCATCATAACATCTTTTAAGGGCATGAAACCGTTGTATCAAGATTTTGCTGACGAAGTTCTTGAGCATAACAAGTCAAGCAGGTCGCTGGATTTCCCGAATAAGATATATCGCATGAAAGGGGAGTATATCAAGTTTGGTAAACCACGCCATATTGCTGACGTTCTAATTCATGCCAGAGGTATACGCAGAGGTACAGATAAGAACTATAAACGGTGGGATGATATTAAGATACCGGAAGCAGGGTATATTGGGACGCACGAGGATTTGTGTTTGAATCATACGAGGGATTTGAGGGATATTCCGTTACAAGACCTTATGGATGTTATCGCGGGCGCAAAGGTTGTGATTGGCGGTAGTTCAGGGGTTATGCACCTTGCGCAGATGTGCGGGACACCGATTATCTGCTGGGCTGATGGCAGAACTTATTTCGGAGAAACTCTTGAAAAACGCTATAAAGAAACATGGAATCCGTTAGGTAGCGAGGTTCATTGGATACCAACACCGAGCTGGCAACCGAATCCTGATGATATATTCGCGGAGTTAAGGAGCATAATATAGATGATATTTTTTATGTTCGGATTTGCTTGGAAAAAGTTGAAGATTTTCTGGTCTGTCATCAGTGGTTATTTTATTAATATGATGAACTACTTCTTCTGGTTTTATATATCTACCTATTATTTTTTCCATTATAAGATGGGAGCGAAGAACATATCCATCTTTCTTAGAATGCGGATGAAGTGGAGAAATACAATGAACATATCCATTACGAATATATTGTCCCCCTTTCCAATTAGGATGATTTTCTCTCGATCTATTGGGAAGTTTTTTTCCTTTATTCCAAGAAATCATTCCTTTTTTGAATCCATGTGTCGGGATATGTCCTTTTTTGAATTGACCAGAATTTGGAAGATGATTTTGCCCAAGATTGCAACAATGTTTAGAACAAAATTTACCTCTGTTTTTGTCGGTTGCTCGATAAGGGTATATTTTAAATTCTTTGCCACAAAATTTACAAATTCTATTTATCATAAGGAGATTATAGCAAATGTCCACTGCCAATGTCAATAATAATTTTAAGGAGTATATTGTACTTTGTAATTCCAAGGTGCAAATTGGAGGTGGTGAGTTTTCTGCTCAATGGCTTGCTTCGCGCCTCAATGCTCCGCTTGTATCATTAAGTACAGATGCTTGGAAAGAAGTAAGAGGCGGTAAACAACTGTGGTATATAAATGATTTTTGTTATCGGTACGATAAAGATATGCCTGCTTTCAAAAATGTCATTAACTCCGCAGAAAAAGTGTTCTTAGTGATTAATTTTGCTATGGGAAACATCAGAAATGAAGCATGGATGAAAGATAAAGTTAAAAAGATTTTCTTCTTAAACAACGCTAAATTAAACGAATTTCAGGATAAATGCTGTCCTGAATTGAAGGATGTACCGAAGGTTGCTTTGCCTCCCCCTGTGGATTTGTCTCCTTTTCTTGCGATAAAAAGGGATTATAATAGGCAACCTGTAAAAATTGGAAGGCACAGTAAGATATCATTAAAGTTTCATAGTAAGTCTTTAGATATGTATAAAGAGCTTATGAAACGCCTGCCAAATGCTCTGTGGCACTTCCAGACAGCTCCAAATACGCTTATTAATGAGTTTAGGGGAAATGATAAGGTAAAGATACTAAAACTCAATGAAACCCCTGTTCCGGCGTTTTTAGAGGGTATAGATATTCACTTAGCGATAATCTCTGAAAAGTGTTGTGACCAGGGAAATCGGGTTACTGTGGAAGCTATGGCAAGTGGGCTTCCTGTTATTTGTGATAATAAAGGCGGTATGGTTGACAGGGTTGATGATGGCAAGACAGGGTTTTTGGTTAATTCGATAGAAGAAGCCATACAAAGAACAGAGAAATTGTATTATTTTTGTCAATTACGGCAGGAAATGGGTCAAATGGCAAGAGAAAAAGCCAAAATAGCGTTTAACCCTATGCGCTGGATAAAAGAATTGGAGGAATAAAATGTTTGCAAGGGTAGCCGTAAAAATAGGGGAGAATGAACCAAAAAATTATCCGAAACGAATACACCGGAAT